ACTCTTGCGGCAAGCCAGACCGCACAGACCGCACAGTTACAGCAGTATGGCAATCAGTTGGCACAGAATATTGTAACCACTTGCTGTCCGAAGCCTGTTCCTGCATATTTGACTTGTAATCCGAATGGCGGTTGTGGATGCAACGGCGGTTACTTGGGCTAATGGGGAGGTGACTTCTCATGGCCGAGTGGAGCAATAATAATCAGCAAATTGTAAATCCCGGTGAATCCGTGGTATTCACTGAAAATCCTGTTCCGTGCAATCGTGGGTTTGTTCAGCATCGTGACGATACGGGCAATTTCCAGTTGTCAGGTTGGACTCCCTCGTATAGCGGCTGTAATTGTGGTTGCCGCAAAAGAAACGCAATGTATCTTGTGGATTTTGGAGCAAACATTGCCGTCCCTGCTGACGAAACTGTTGGTGAAATTTCGTTGGCTATTACGATTGACGGGACTACAATTCCGTCTTCACAGATGATTGTAACTCCTGCGGCAGTAGAGCAGTTCTTTAACGTGAGCCGTGCTATTAACGCAGAAGTGTTCAAACCTTGCGGATGTCAGACAGTAACAGTACGCAACACCAGCAATATTCCTATCCTTGTACAGAACGCAAACATTATTTTTAGCCGCCCTGACTTGGCGGTAACACGCTAACAGGGGGTGAGAAAATGTTAGAAGAAAAGGATATTAAAACTATCAAAGAAAAAGCTTGTAAAGAAATCGAAAAGCTGACACAGCGGATGAATCAATCGAGCGAAGTTTCCAAAGCAGATTGGGAATCTCTTGTGCTGGCGTTAAAAGCCTATGAAAAGGTTTTAAACGTTGAAAGCATGGAAGAAAACGGATATAGCGGTTACAGCAGAAACGGCTATAATCGTGATTATTCCGAACGCAGGGGCAGAAGCTACGGCGATGATTATAGCGGTGGCCGCTATTATGAATCACGTGCTATGGATGATATGATGCGTTATGCTGACCCTCGTGACAGGGACATGATGATGCGTTACAGGCGGTAAAAATTTAGTTTTACATTTAACGGATAAAGGTATGCTTCGGCATACCTTTATTTTTTTTGCTTTTTTAAAGGTAAATTTGCGTTTTAAATTGTATACAAATTTGATACAATTTAATTTTGCGGTAAAAACTTTAGTATGTTAAAAACAGCTTTATTTTGCGTTTAAATGCGTTTTGGGCGTTTTTAGGGGCTACGTGATTAATTATATTAGCGTATTGATAAAACACTCTCAAAAACGATTTTACGCTGTCGTGATTTTGGACACAGTATTTATCAGCATTTGCGATATGCGTTTTGTGCTATGTTTTGATGATTTTGAATAGGTGGTAACAAATGTACTTTTGTAGTGTACATAAATTGTTTGTGAATTGTGTACAATTTAATATTGATATTATCACGATGTTGTGATAAAATAAATAAGTTAAGGCGTGGATTTTACGGAATCCGTGCCTGTTTTTTTGTTTTTTGGGGTATTTTTTACGGCTATATATATTTTAATAGAAAAAAATTTTTCTTGAATTTTATTAAAATTGTGTACAATTCATTGTTGACAATTATTAATAAAAGTAGTAATATTTATGTGTAAGTTAAATATGCTTTATCAGTGATAACAAAAGGGGGATTTGAAAATGGCAAAGAGATTTATCACAAAAAGAGAAATGACAAAGGCTGAAAAGATTATCAACAGGTTAGATGAAAAGGTAGCCCGCACGTTAGAAATAGAGTTTGAATGCGCAGTAAAAAGAGAGGAACATGGGCTTGATAGATTGTTTGGAATGACATGGTTACTCAAAGAGATGGGAGTAATCAGTTTTGAAGAAGAAGATTTACTCTGTAGATACTATATTGAAAGGAAAAACGGGGCGGCATAAACCGCCCCAGTAAAGGGGGAAGTAAAATGAGAATCAGTTATTACGCATTTCCGAGGTACATGACAGCAAGGGAACAGCACAGAATCTTGTTAAAAGAGGGCTTTCACGTACCAACCACACAACCGCCCGAAGATTTTATTGATGAAGCAATTTTCGATGTTATCGGTGTAGAACATCAATGCAGTGTAAGCACTGCAAAGAAGATGTTGAAGAAATACGGCGGTTACGCATGGACGGAGCATTACGAACGGGACGGCGGGTTGATGGAAACATCTGAAATCACGCTGACAGGCAATAATAGCAGATTTAAATACAGCAGGCATTTATAAATTTATAAGGAGGAATGAATATGTGGCAGTTTCAAGGGTTTGCGACAAAAAGCGAAGCAAAGAAGTTTCAGAAAGAAAATGGCGGCGGTTTGTACTGGGCGGAAAGAACGCCAAAACGCAAGGCACTGACAGCAAAAGGAAAAGATTACATGCTGTTGACTTGCGAAATGTACGAGGGGTATCGTGAGAAATATCCGTACATCGTAGCCAAAAGAATCTAATGCAAGGGGCGGAGCATACCGCCCCGAAAGGGGGATAATAAAATGAGAACGTATAAAGAGTACAGAGCATTGATGCTTAAAGATGGAAAATGGCAGAGTTTTACACCAAAGTTCACAAACAAAGATGATTGCATGAGATGGATTCAAGGCAAGGTTAAGCAGTATAGTGCGTGCCGCATACCATTACCCGAAAAATGGCAGATTCAGTACAGGGAAGTTACTGTAACAGATTGGATGGAATACGCATAAAGGAGGAAAACAAAATGAGCAAGCAAGTAATTATTATTGAAGCAAAGCGCGAGGGGTACACCATCGAACAGGCAGAAAATGAAAGAGAAGCTATCACAGTAGGCGAACTTATCGAATTATTAGAGGACTTCGATGAAGGTACCAAAGTGTATATCAGCAATGACAACAGCTACACATACGGAAGTGTTACGGAATACCGAATCCGTGAGGAGTGGGTGGACGAAGATGAATAAAAGAATCCACAGTCAAACACGTTGCAAACGGCTGTATGGCGGCAGACATTATCTGCTGAATAAAATATATAGCAAAGAGTTTTTGAAGATGCTACGGGGCAGGAAACGGCATTATAAAGGGTATTATGTTTTGCAAAAAAACTTGAAGAGGGTATTTTAAAGGGGGAAATATTATGAACAGCTATGAAGAAAGACAGCATGAGAGGAAAGAAAGATATTTGCAGTTAGCGGAACAGGCAGAACGTGAATCCGCTACTGTATGGAGTGAAGCACAGAGAATGGCAGATGCTATCCCGATGGGACAGCCTATCTTGGTGGGGCATTATAGCGAACGTGCAGACAGGGCGTTCCGTGATAGGATTGATAGAAAACATCATAAAGCCGTTGAACTGGATAATAAAGCAGAATATTACCGACAGAAAGCGGAAAGCGTGGGAAGTGGTGGCATTAGTGGGCTTGACCCTGACGCAGTGGCAAAACTGGAAAAGGAACTGGAAAAAAGAACGCAGGCACAAGAACGCATGAAAGCCGCCAACCGAGTTGTTAGGCTGAAAGATATTGAAAAAGGGGATGCAAAACTCCGTGAAATGGGGTATACTGATAGTAACATATCAGAATTAAGGAAGCCGGACTTTTGCGGTAGAATTGGTTACCCTGATTACATGCTACAGAACAATAACGCAAATATTCGCAGGATAAAAGAACGCATTGCGGATTTGAAAGCGATGAAAGAAAACGTCATGGAAAATGTAGAAACTGATTTATATACATTCAAGCAAGAGGACGGGCGGTATCAGTTTGTATTCGATGGAAAACCTGCTAATGATGTCAGAACAATTCTAAAAAGCAATGGTTTTAAGTGGTCACCGAGCCGTGGTGCATGGGTTAGACAGGCTACAGCTAATGCAAGATATTCTGTAAAGCGTGTTATGCAGGAGTTACAGGCTTACATTTAAAACTTATAAAGTAGAAACGCTGTTAAAACGCTTTAAAATGCTTTATACGGCGTTTCTGCTTTCAACGTAAGTATTTATATCAACCGATTGCTAAAAACGTGATACAAGCGATTCTACGGCATGAAATATTGCGGGGTGGAAATATGAATAAAAGAAAAAGAAATATTCGCAAGTGTGAGGAACTGTTGAATGGTGGGCGGTATTATTTGTTAAATTATGTTTATAGTAAAGAAGATATAAAGATGATGCTACGGGGGCGTCATAAATTGTGGCGTGGATTTTGGCGAATTTGGCGAAAGCAAAAGCCGTATATTAAAAAGTATAAGGAGATGTAAACAATGGCAAACAAAAGGAAGTACGCAACAAAAGAAGAATACGAAAAGGCGATGCAGGAAAAGCGGAATGCGTGGAATAAAGCAAACTATAAAAGGCTGGTGGTACTGATACCGCCCGAGTTTGCAGATTGGTTCACTGCTGAAGCCAAGCGTGTAGGAATCCCCAAAAGACAGATAGTTATGGAATCAATAAAAAAATATTTTGAATCCCGCTAAAAAACTATTGTAATTTATTGTTAAAAGTAGTAATATATTAGTGTAGTAAGAATATATTACAAGGGGGACGCAAAATGGCATTCGGTTGTTTTGGTGGGCATATTACAAGATTGAGGGTTCCAGTAGAAAAATGCCTTCGGGATTGGGAAAGTGAACCGCACAAATACTTCGATAATTTGGTTGAGTTTAAATATGGGATTATAAAAGCGGCGTATTTGCTACAGAGCAATGGAAAACAAGCTTACGTTACCTGCTATATCACTAAAAAGAAAAACCCACAGCATGGTATTTTTAGAATCAGGATACAAACGAGCGTGTATAAAGAGGGGTTCGGATGGAAAACAGAATTAAATTTAATAGCAAAAAATAGTAAAGATGAAGCAAACGAAGCTTTTAAAAGCATAAGAGTACAGTACGATAAGATTAAACGTATTAAATAAAGGGGGATAAAAATATGTTATACTTCATCGATTTTAAGGACAGAACTACCAGCCAAAAATATGTATGCCAGCACCAAACCCATTACGTTATTAAGGCGGTTGAACTTGCAACGAAAGTAGCAAAAATGTTTGACGAGGAATATAAAGAGAATTACAAAAAAGATTTTGATGAGAACTGGTCAGAAGCAAGGAAAGAACAATACTACAAACTTAATTCGTGGGCGGTACGGGTTAAGGATGATGATGGCAAAACAGTACTTCTTTTGAACAGTGATATGGTAAGGGGGTAATAATATGGCAACAAAAAAAGATTTTGAACGAACGAAAGCACAGGCATATGCGGAAAAGTATTGGAAAGAGAACGGCTTTGACGTTGAAGTCAAGCGTGTGTATATGAGCAAGGTAAAATATATTATCCGCAAGGACGGGATGGAATTTCCATATGAAGTTCCATATGATGTGACCGACCCAAAGGTATACATGAAGTTCTTTGCGGAGCAATACGAAATGAGAAAAATTCTGCACGAAAAGGGGATGGCATAAGGGGGTAACGAGATGTTTAAAACTATTGAGCAGGAAAGAGCCGAAGCCGAAGCAATGGTAAATGGTATGGATGTTATCGGTAGTGTGCGTAGGCTTGAATGCAGTGGTTATATAAGTCCGTGGGATGACACCGATATGGATACTACGGAAACGCTGTATCAAAACAAAAAGGGTGTGTATTATTTGCGAGTTGAACAGTATCATGATTTTCTGTCTGCTGATGATGTGTGGCATATCAGCAGAAAAGAAGCGGAAAGCTGGATTCGGAAAAACGTGCGTAATATTTGGGTGGCACACAAGCGGTCAATAAAATTGATTAAAGCAGGATAATTTATATCCTGCTTTTTTATTGTCTGAAAACCGATGCGTAAAATCGTTTGTGGTGCGTTTTCGTATGTTGGTTAATGTAATTTTATTAAGCACATAATAAAAACGTGTATATGGGCGTTTTACGCTGAAATAACGACATTTACTGTTATTTATACTTTTGCATTACATGATGCAGGAGCATAGATAACAGTTTTTTGTTACCGAAAAACAAATTCAACGATAATATCATAGCTTTTTCCGTAGGGTGTTCCTGTTCGTGTGAGTATCACTTTTTGGCATACGGATAAAATGATGTTCCGTTTATTTTCAAAAGTTAGTGATTTTTGCTTTACTGTTGAAACAATCTTTTCTGTATCTGTTTTCCTTTTGGGCTGGTTTATCTGTATCAGCTTTTCTTCCTGCATCTTGAGCATCTGTAATTTTTCAGTGCATTGCTCCGCTGAAATGTAATTCTGTGAAAACCAGTTCATGATGGCGTTGCGTTGCTGATTGATTTTGTCTAATTCCTTTTTTACATCAATCACTTTTTCCTGTGGTGGTTCGTGCTGTGCAATATAGGTTTTTATAGATTTCTCTGATTTGCATAATTTTTTTAATTCCTGCCAAACAAGGGCATCAATGATACTCGCCTGCATAGTTCGGTTTCCGCATGACGCATTTAATTGGCTGTTACATTTGTAAAAATAGTATTCCTTTCCCTTGTCGCAGTGATGCTGAAATAGCATTTTTCTGCCACATATACCGCAATATGCGATGCCTTGTAATAGTGCGTGGTATTTTGTTTCACGCACTTTCTGTATTTTGTTGCGGTTACGCTTTTCTTCTGCTTTTTGAAAAGTTTCATTGCTGATGATGGCAGGACAGGTCATGGGAATCCATTCAGAGGAATCACGCTTTATTTCTTCTATCTTTTTGATGCCTACCTTTTTGCGGTACACTTGCAGAGCGTAGTATTTTCCAGTGTACTGTTGGCGGCGAAGAATGTTGCATACTACACTGCTACTCCATTTCGTAGTTCCTAATGGCGAGGGGATTCCTTTCGCATGAAGCGTTTCTATGACCTTTTTTTGACCGCCTGCATGGTTGATATAGTAATCGAAAATCAGGCGTACTATGGCGGCTTCACGTTCGTTTACGGCATACTTTCCATCTATAAAATCATATCCATATACATGGGAATCCATGATAGGCAGACCACGCCTTAATTTCCCACGCCTGCCACGGGCAAATCTGTCCTGTATTTTGATTCTTTCGTATTTTGCAAATGAGCCTTTTATTTCATAGAATAGTTGACCTTCGGGTGTTTTGGTGTATTCTGAATTAACATATACAAGGGTGGCTGTTTTTTCTATTTCTTCCGTGATGAGCAGTAAAAGCATAGTATCACGGGCAAGCCTATCTGTATCGTAGATGATAACATAATCGTGTAGCTTTGCCGCCAATGCATCACGTAGGTCATCCAGTGCTGGGCGTTCAAGGTATGCTCCGCTATATCCATCATCAACATATTCTTTTATGGAAGTAGCACCGAGGGAAATAGCCTTTTGCTTACAGGCTTCTATCTGTGTTTCAAGGCTATATCCATGTTCGGCTTGTGCGGCTGTTGATACTCTTGCATAAATAGCGGCATTCATGTTGCGGTGTTCCTTTCATTTTGCTATAATGAATCTGCTACGAAACCGACATCCGTAGCAGGACATTGTGAGTTCCCCGGAACTGCTCGCAGTGTCCTTTTTTATTTACTAAAATTTTAAAAAAATCTTGTTATAATCATTTTGCTATGATAAAATAACGGATACGGGAGGTAAATTATTATGGCAGAAAAAACAGGACGAAAAAGAATTTATGATGGGGATGAACGGGAACGGCATCGGCAGGCTGTTAAAAATTATGTTGAAAACCAAAAAATAGAAGCGGTAAAAAATGGCATTCCGCTTCGTAGACAGCTACAAAAAAACAAGGTGCAGTTAAATGTAAGTATAGAAACGTATCTGCACAATAAGTTAAAAATGGAAGCGGAACGCAGAAATATGACGTTGCGTGACCTCGTAATCGAGAAATTAAGCCGTTGAAATTGTATGCAATTTTAGTAAAATTTAATGGAGCGGTAAAAACTTTAGCAAACTAAAAATAGCTTTAAAACGCTGTAAAATTGTTTTTACGGCGTTTTTGTTGTTTTATGATAAATTATATTAACGTGTTGATAAAACATTAATACAAGCAATTTTACGCTGTTGAATTTTAAAGCCGCATGAATACTGCGTTTGCGATGGTTGTTTGATGCTATGTTTTGTGATTTTTAAATAGTTCGTAACAAATGTATTTATACAGTGTACAAAAATAATTGTTGACTTTATCAATGCGATGTGATAAAATATATTGCTTTTTTATTTTACCTTTTGATTTATTGACATTTTGCTTTTTAGTTGGTAAAATTATTATGTAAATTCATTTCCATATTTTAACCCCTTTTTATCTTTATATTTTTTTATCCCCCTCGTTTCCGCTTGCAGAAAATGCAGGCGGATTTTTTTATTTTATTACGCTGATATAACTTTTTCCTTTTCGGTGTATGTTGGCAATTCTATAATATCGGCAACGTACTGAATAATTTTTTCTTTGCCTTTGTTATTGAGGGAACGAAAATTAAAAATTAGCTGTTTTTCCATATCTGATAAAGTGTTAATGTTCACTTCTTTCGGTAGAGGTAAATCCGCCAGCCCTAACAGATAATCAATGCTTACATTATAGTATTCTGCTAATTTATTCAAAACACGGACAGGGCGGCTTCTCCCCGATTCGTAGGAAGTATAGGTTGTACGTTCAACACCTAAAAATTTAGAAACGTCGTCCTGCGAAACCTGTTTTTTCTCCCGTAATTCACGCAGGCGTTTTGCTGTTATTGTCATTGGCATTTCATTCACCTCCTATAAAAATTATATGTTAAAAAAAATCACGCTACAATGTAAAATTAATTAACAAAATGTATTGACATTGTGTAGAAAAATCACTATAATTATAAGTGTAGTAACTTGACATATGGAAAGGGGGTTGAGATATGATAGGAAAAAAGATTTTAAAGCTACGCAAACGGGCGAAGCTGACGCAGGAACAGCTTGCTAAAAAGATTGGCGTAAATCGCTGTGTAGTAACTGCGTGGGAACTTGGCAGGGCGAACCCGAGAGTGGATACTTTAAAGGCACTATCAAAAGCACTGAATTGTAGCGTCAATGATTTTTTTTAAGATGAAACGTCAAGTAACTACACATAAGGAGTGCGAAGATGGGCGAGCAAAAAGTTAGTACAACGATACGGGGCATCAAAGTAAATGCTGTTGTAAGGTGGCAAGGTTTAAACGAAAAAATAAAAAACCAGTTCAACGAAGAACTGGCAAGGGCGATAGTTAAGGGGGATAAGAAATGGAAGACAAGTTAAAAGAAATTATCGAGAAGAACAGGGATAAAGAAGAACCAACCTACGAAATAAGGACGATTGGATATGAGGATAGGTTGTCACCCGAAGAAGAAAGGGAACTGTCTAATTTTTCCGATTGGGACGATGAGTGGTAAGGGGGACAAGAAATGGGTAAGGCATTAGAAGCTATAGAACGTATGCCGAAGTTGCACGGCATGATAGTAAAAAAGCTTTTAGATAACGCAATAAAATCTGCAAACGAGCATGATGCAAGATGGCACCTAACTTATATCAGTGCTTATGTACAGGCGTTGCATGTTGAGGGAATCGTAAATTTTGATGATTGGATAGCGTTCTTCGAGTTAAAGCCTGAAGATTTGCGGGAGGTAGCATGATGGTAAACGTAATTGTTAAAGCAATGTACGGCATCGTAAATGTATATAGCCTGTTAGTTGGAACGGCTATGACATGGGCAGAAACCGCAGTTGAAAAGAATCCGTACATCAGTGGAGTAGTTACAGGGGTGGTGATTTGGGAACTGTTTATAAATTAAAAGCCGCAGGCTATTGCAGTAACCTACGGCAGTGAAAACGCAATGGTTGCAAACATGGTTTTCGTGCATATTATAGCACGAAGAAAGGAACGTAGCAAATGAAATGGTTAAAAAGTTTGGGGTTTGAATATAGCGTAACAGTAAATGTGTGGCTGAAGCTGTTCGTACCCGAATCTGATGAATGGAAAGCAGAAGAAATTGCTTGTGAAACTTTTGATAAAATCGCTGACCAGTTCGAAGCGAGATTTGATGATTACGATGAAATTAAGCATATCGCTTGCGGTAGTGGTTATGAAATTGAAGCGAAACAGGTTTATACAGTTAATGTTTCCGCTTTCGACCACGAACAGGCAATGAAAGATGCAGAGGAAGTATTCACCCGAAAAGTGATTTATCCTGATGTAGAAATGAG